CGATAATAATCCCCGCCAATATCGCCAACTACTTCAAAACCACTATCTATTATAACACTTTTAATTGCATCGTCAGACCACACATGATTATTAAGATCATCATCCCGCACATGACGCGACAATAAATGCTCCATTGTAGGAAATCCTCTTTTAAGATCAGCCAACAAAATACCAGATTTCTTCAACATGCTAGTAATATTCATATCTGTTGCTAGAATGTCATCAGCATTAAAAGTATATTCTTTTCCGAGCATCTCAGACTGAAATTTAAGAAACTCATAAGCATGATCATTTGTCCCCATCATGTCATAAGCTAAACCGATCAAACTAAGATACCAATCCTTTACTGTAAATTTCCCAGCAGTGGCGCCATAAGCATATCTCAGAACTGTCTTCTCTAAAGGTCTGTATGGTAGGACTTCAGGAAGCCCTTCATATCTAATATTCTTTATAAAATATCGTTGCAAGAAAACCAGTCCTTTCACAGTAAGACCTCCTTTGCCATCCATCACAGAAAAGAACGGCACATCATTTCTGAGATCTCGGACTTCGATCAGGAAGTACTTCAATAAAAAATCGGCAAAACGTTTTTCACATATCAGGTCAAATAAGTCAACATGGCAATAAATGATATGATCATCACCATAAACCACAATCCCGACCAATCCACGTTCTAAATAGTCAAGTATCATAGGCGCTCGATCAGGGTTCTCAACAATAGTGACTACTAAGAATAAAAAGAAAAATAACATAACCACCCAAGAGTCGCCATGGGACGTTTAGAATGCACCAGAAGGCATCCCACCATAGAAAACTTTCCAAACATCTGTCATAATATGAGTAACTCTGACAGAAAGGCGTTCTGCTAATATCTTAGCCAGTGACATAAGCAAATGCCACATATCTTCTTTAGTGGCTGTCGGCGAAAAATACGCAAGCCCTGACAAAGCAAACAGCTCTAACAAGACACGACATATATTACGATCGAGACCTCTAATATCGCCGTCTCCATAACGCATATTCGGATCAAAATACCTAAGCTGTTCTGCAAATCGCTGAGCGCCACCATGCCACCATTTCAGGCCTATCTTTATACCTTTCCCACGTTCTAACAATTGTCTAGGTTTATAAATATAAGTAGATCCGCAATTAGAAAAGAAATTCAAAATGTTAAAATCTCTAAGCTTCTCATTGGCCTGTTTACGCTCTTTTTCGACGTCATCTCCCCACATCACATTAGCATGAATAACATACCGTTTCTGTGTCATAACTGCTGCAAAGTGCTCATCAGGAAAAGGAATTTTATTCCCTTTAGCATATTCTTCCAACACAGTATAGCATGCCTTGTTAAACTCATTGACATAATAATCACACTGCTCTGTTTTTCGACCATTAAATGCAACAGTAGTTTGCACCTGATGCAAATCATCCCAAAAATCAATATTTTTCCCTGGTCTAAGACCTGAAGAATTCCGCGCATAAAGACCCAGATTCCAAACTTTTCCAGCTTTAAATTCAA